CATCATGGACCAATCAGTACCTAAGATGGAACAACAGTGATGAATTTGTTGAACCTGTTGGATGCAGTGTAAATAAAAAGATAGCAAAAAGCATGGAAGTTTTGACATGGATGTACAACACAAATACAAATAATACACAAACAAATTGCGAAAAGATAAAATTTGGCATCCTACTGTATGAATACTATCAAAAGAACTATACAAACGACCCAATTGAACTTGTAAATGATGTTCAAAAAAAGCTCGGTATTGACTTGACAAATAACGTCTAATACGTTATTATAGTTATAAGATTATATAAAACCGGAGGTCTTAAATGACAACATTTTCTGAAGCAGACGTAAATAAATTAAAGCATCTTATCAAAGAAGGCATTCAAGTAACACAAGAAGTAGAAACACTTAAAGAAGGACTTCGCGATACAGTAAAAGCAATCGCAGAAGAGATGGACATTAAGCCGTCAGTGCTTAATAAAGCAGTACGTATTGCTTACAAAGTTGAATTTGCTAAAGCACGTGATGAATTTGATGAATTAGAAACAATCTTATCAACAGTAGGTCGCGATCAATAAATGGCATATGTAGACGGGTACTTTGACAGGCAACGTGATGTCTTAAGAGTAGTGGAACGCATTGATGGCAGGCGGGAATACAAAGAGTTTCCTGCTCGCTATCAGTTTTACTATCCAGATCCACGTGGTAAATTTACAAGCATCTTTGGTGATAGTTTAGAGCGTGTTGTATGTAACACTAGCAAAAAGTTTAACACTGAGAAAAAGATTCACGGACATAAAAAGTTGTTTGAGAGTGATCTCAATCCACTATTTCGTTGTTTTGCTGAAAATTATGATGCAACAGACACACCTGAACTACAAACAGCTTTCTTTGATATTGAGACAGACTTCAATCAAGAAAAAGGTTTTGCTCCACCTGAGGATCCGTTCAATGCTGTTACGGCAGTTAGTGTACATCTAAGTTGGTTAAACCGTACAATATGTTTAGCAATTAAACCTGATACATTAACCAAAGAACAAGCAACAGAAGTATGCGACAAGTTTGAAGATACAATACTATGTGATACCGAAGCGGCAATGCTTGAGTCATTTCTTGATCTAATTGATGATGCAGATATCTTAACAGGCTGGAACAGTGAAGGCTTTGATATTCCATACATGGTGAATAGAGTTGCACGTGTGTTAAGCAAAAGCCATACACGTAGATTCTGTTTATGGGAGCAGTATCCTAAGAAGCGTACATTTGAAAGGTTTGGTGCAGAAAACGAAACGTTTGATTTACTAGGTAGAGTACACTTAGACTATATGCAATTGTATCGTAAGTATACATATCACGAAATGCACAGTTATAGTTTGGATGCTATTGGCGAATATGAGCTTTCAGAACGCAAAGTTGAGTATGAAGGTACGCTAGATCAATTATACAACAATGACTTTGAAACATTTATTGCATATTCAAGACAAGACGTTGACTTGCTGGTAAGACTAGATGCTAAACTACAGTTTATTGACTTAGCAAATGTGTTAGCACATTCTAACACAGTGTTGCTACAAACAACAATGGGTGCGGTTGCACAAACTGACCAAGCGATTGTTAACGAAGCACATCAACAGGGCTTTATTGTTCCTGACAAAAAGTTTGACAAAGACACTACACAGGCCGCAGGCGCCTATGTTGCAGATCCTAAACGTGGAATGCACAAATGGATTGGCAGTATGGATTTAAACTCACTGTATCCTAGTATTATTCGTAGTTGTAATATGAGCACCGAGACTATTGTTGGTCAAGTGCGTCATACATTTACACGTGATTTGCTAGACAAGGCAAAAACAGTTCCAGAAGCATGGGAGGGTCGTTTCGCAACACCTGAGTATGAACTTGTTATGGACAAAGACCAAGCAGAACTTATGCACATTGACTTTGAAAACGGAGAAACGTTTGAAGCCACTGGTGCAGAGATATATGAGATTATCTTTAACAGTGGACAACCTTGGATTATTAGTGCTAATGGTACAATTTTTACATATGAGAAAAAAGGTATTATTCCTGGACTACTAGAGCGTTGGTATGCAGAGCGTAAAGAACTACAAGCAAAGGCAGTAGCGGCACGTGAAGAAGGTGGCGATAAGTTTGCGTTTTGGGACAAGCGACAGTTGGTTAAAAAGATTAACTTGAACAGTTTGTATGGTGCGTTACTTAACCCGGGCAGTAGATTCTTTGACAGTAGGCTAGGACAATCAACTACACTAACAGGGCGTAGTATTGCAAAGCATATGGCGGCTAAATGCAATGAAATTATGGCAGGCGAATATAATCATGTAGGCAAAAGCATTGTTTATGGTGATACTGACTCCACATACTTTAGTGCATATCCTATTCTTAAGCCTGAAATTGACAAAGGCGAAATACAGTGGGATAAAGATACTATTACAAGTTACTATGAAGCGGTGTGTGATGAGGTAAACAAAACTTTTCCTAACTTTATGAACAAAGCGTTTCACACAACTGTTGAATTAGGTACAATTATTGCCGCTGGTAGAGAGATATCAGCACAGTCAGGTATCTTTATTACTAAGAAACGTTATGCGGCACTGGTATATGACAACGAAGGCAAGCGTGAAGACACAGATGGTAAGCCAGGCAAAGTAAAAGCAATGGGCTTGGACTTGAAGCGCAGTGATACGCCAGCATTTATGCAAGACTTCTTAAAAGAATTGCTAATGACAACACTTACAGACGGCGGCGAAGAAGCAGTTATTAAACGTATTATTGAATTCCGCAAAGAGTTTCGTAGTATGGACAGTTGGAAAAAAGGCACACCAAAGCGTGTTAACAATCTAACTAAGTTTCGTGGAATTGTTGCAAATTATGACAAGTCTAAGAGCAAAGCAATTAGAGATGGACGCAGTGCTAACGATATTAAGAAGCCAGCACTTCCTGGTCACGTAAGAGCGGCATTAAACTGGAATCAAATGCGTGATATTAACAGTGACAAGTATAGTATTGAGATTACAGATGGCATGAAAACAGTTGTATGTAAGCTAAAAGACAATCCCATGGGTTATACAAGCGTAGGATATCCTACAGATGAAACACGTTTACCTGAATGGTTTACTAATCTTCCATTTGATGATGATGCTATGGAACATGCTATTATTACTAAGAAGTTAGAAAACTTATTGGGCGTGTTAAAGTGGGATTTAGACGCTGGATCGGCTCGTAATACATTCGCTGACCTATTTGATTTTTAATAAATAATAGTATGGAAATTATCGGCATAACAACGACTATTGTATTTGTATCTATTGTATGGTTCTTTATTGTACTATCAGTATGCAAGGCATTAAATATCAAAAAAGACGCACCTATAAGTAAAATTATGTGCTGTTTAGTGCTTATGGGACCAATAGGATGGAGTATTATACTCGTAATAACTGCATATGACCTTGTAGATAGGCTATTTACAAGTAAAAAATAACTAAAAAAATTACAAGTCGTTGAAAACACTAGATTCTTTTCTAGTGTTTTTACTTGACAACCAAGAGCTCTTAGTGTATACTGTATATATAAGTTGGAAAAGAGGGTTAAATGACAGTTGTAATTAATATCAAAGGCGGAAGTGCAACACAAAAGAAACATACCAGGACAATGGTAGAATTTTGTATTGATATGCTGATGCCACGTATGAAAACACTGGAAATTAACGTACATATTAAAGACTTTAAAGACGACAATTCTTATGGATATGCATTAGCAACTGATGATGCTGATGACAATCGTCCAAGAGAATTTGATGTTGATATAAATAAAGACACTAGACTACGTAGACTACTTGAAACAGTAGCACACGAAATGGTGCATGTAAAACAGTTTGCACGTGGCGAACTATACCAAAGTTCAATGACAGCAAAGCATCGTTGGCAGGGTAAATGGCAACGTAACGAAAATCACTATTATGATTTACCTTGGGAGATTGAGGCTCACGGTAGAGAAATTGGTCTATTTGTAAGATGGGCAGAACAGCATGGTCATGCCAACAAAGCATGGACACAAGACGACTAAACTTAACAAGAGCAGGAAATACTATGATAAAACTTATTACTTCTTTGGTCCTAATAATTGGATTGTCGACTACAACTAGAGCAGATAGTCAAACATTTGCGTTTGATCAAGAACAATTTCCAGAAGTGCATTGTTTAGCACTTAATATCTATTACGAAGCACGTGGCAGCAACTTTGCAGATCAAGTAGGTGTAGCAGATGTTGTATTAAATCGTGTAAACGACAGACGTTATCCAGACTCAGTATGTGGTGTTGTTCAGCAAGGTAAGAAAAAGCCTAGTTGGAAAGACTCTAGCGTAATGGTT